GAGCAGACTGCATAGCCTGCTGTGCAGAGTCAAGGATACGCGATGAGCGCTCTTTTAGACCTGCGATACTCTGCTCAATCTCTTCTTTACTGTTTCCAGTAATAAGATCAAGCAACTCGGGGATGATTGCCTCTCGCTCGTCATTTAGGCGCATTGACCGGTATTCACTGAGTTCAGCGAATTGGCGCTCGCGCTCTAGAAGAGTAAAAGCTTTTTCCCTCTCAAGGCGTTCTGCCTCGAGCTTTTCCGCCCATTCTTTTTCTTTTGTTTCCAAAAGTTGACGGACGTCCATTTCAGCCTCGGCCTTCTTACGTGCCTCAGCATCTTGTTCTGCACGAAGCCTCTCAGCTTCTGCGAGACGTTCTTCGCGCTCCTTCTTCAGAACGGCAAGTTCTTCCTTAAGAGAATCTATTTGAGGGTAGAGCTTGGACTTCTCCTGCTCACGCACTTTCTTTAGATCCTCCTCAGTGTAGGACTTGTTAGGAGTCTGCGATTGGACGGGTGTTACGAGTGTATCTGTCGTTGTTGCCGGAACATCCTGGAAAAACGCTTCCTGGGCTTCAGGCGAATCAACAATGTTAGTTGTTTCTGACATATTTATTCCTTAGGTTTTGGAGGTCGTTGTCCGAATTAGTGCCACGATGACCTGCGGATTTATTTGGTCTTAGGCTTGCAAATAAATGGTTATTTGTCAGCCTAAACTTAGTTATCCCCGTACTTCGAGTCTTCTGGTGAAGTGCCTCGACGTTGTGGGATCTTGGTTCCATATGCTTTGGTAACCAATTCTGCGGACATTTGATCGATAGTCTCCGCCTCAAACGGAGTGACTATTCCAGGTTGTCCTGAAGGACCTGGACCAACTCCCGCTCCGACTTCAGTTCCAGGAGCAGGCTCTAAGCCTTGATTCTCTGGAAGCAGTCCGGTTAGGGATGCGATTGCTGAGTTGATCTGTGAACGGATGAGGTTCAAAGCACCATCAGCCTTGGCATCCTCAATCAACTCTGTACGAATTTCATCAAGCTTCTCATCTGGGAATTCTTCGCCTAGGGTGCGTAGCGCTCCCTTGCGGCTTTCTAGATTCATCTGCATCTTTGTCTGAATCTCATTCAACACGATTAACTTATCTAGAGGCAAAGGTTGTGGGAAGTGAACAGTTGTCTCGTAAGTAATTGGGTTATTAAGATCGAGTACCGCTATTTGATCTGGCTTTATTGGGCCATTGAAATCTGGGTTGTATGTAAATAGCTCTGGTTCTTTTGCCCCAAGAGTTAAAAGAACAAGCTCGTTAATCATCTGTAATCCACGGCTGTATTGAACAATCTTTTGATTGTAACGATTCATCAATGGCTGGTATTGAATTGCCAAAGCAACGCCGGAAGTATTTGAAATAGGCTGTACTTGACCAAGAGCTGACTCAGGTACACCAATCATTTCGTGCATAGAGCGCTTAATGATCTCAAGATACTGCAACGCTCCTTGCAGTCCTTGTCCGCCACCTTCTAGATTAAATACTTGGGCATCTTTAGGGAGACCTCCCCAGACCTTCTTAGGTCCCTTTTCAAGGGAAGATGCCTTAGCTCCAGTAATAACTGTGACTGGAGCGGCGTGGTAGTTGACTATGTCAGCCACGTCGGTAGCAATTTCGTTATAGCTTCTGTTCAAAACAATAATGTCGTGTGCATCAGATAGTCCCCAAGGAGATCCGGACACACGAACATTTGGAATATGAACAATAGGAACAACGCCTATTGGGTTTGGTCGAGAATCAATTAGCTCATCGTTGATGTATTCTTCAATACGATCATCGGTAAGAATTTCAGTATATGTATAGACTTGACGAGTACCTTCAAGAGATGTGCCCCAGAAACGGTACTTAAGCTTAAAGCGGATCAAACGCTCACGATCGTGAGGGTGGAACTCTGGGAAACAGAAAGATGAATTGAGTGGAAGGATACGTACCTTGCCTGGGTGGGTGCGACCTACAGAGTCTGTAAATGCTTCTTCGTAAGCTACCTTAACAAAGCAATCTCCTGAGACTCCGCCTTGCTGTCCCATTTCCCACATGACGCCGTGCTTATCGTTATCTACTTCCCACACACGTTGTAGGATGTCAGGAATGATAGCTTCTGTTGGGTATGGGCTACGGAATACGGCACCACGTCCAAAAGAGAAATTAATTATGTAATCAGTAAACGCACGATAATAGTTGTAAACCATTTGGGATTCGCCAAGTTCTCTGCGATATGCCCAATGGTGGCCTAGATACATCGCCCAGTTAAGTGAATAACGATTTAGGCGGGGGCCGTGAACTTCAAATTCTTCATCCGCTAGCTCTACAAGTCCAAGCGGGGATATTGATATTGTTAAGTCGGACGATGCGGCACGGTACGACGGAGGACTAAAATCAATACTCATTAGAGCTCTCCACGCATCCTAGCTCTTTTAATTTTATTGACCTTTGCTTTCTTTTTCTTCTCTGCTTCTGTTTTCGGATCACGCATATTTGGTTTTACTTGTGACTTTGAATCAACATACTGTCCACCCATTTTTTGATACTCAGAGGCTGCCCATCTATTTGCTGCAAAGCTGGTTGTTGCTTGTGGACTTCTTGCAGGATATTTGGCAAGAGCTTGCTTCATAAGCCGATTCCACAGCTTTTGATTTGCAGCAACTTTTGCCACGGCTCTCCTAAATCTAAGTAAGGTGCCCGGCCTCGGAGAAGGGAGTACGAGGCCGGGTACCGGTAAAGTGTATCGTAATTAGTCAGTAACAGCTGCAGGGTTCATGCGCTGATAGCGAGAACCGGTGCGGAAGACTTCTTCAATCTTTGTTTCTGCGTAATCACTAAATGTTCCTTGAGAAAACTCACCTGTGTAGGTTGGAGCTTCTACCCAAGCAGCAGAACCTACGTGAGCACGCTCACGCATTGTCTCTTCTGGGTACTTCTCAAAAACATTCATGTTGTGGTTAGGACGACCCGCTGGTGTTTCATAACCATGGTCGATCCCAGCCTGAAACTGAGTAGGAACGTCAGTATCAGTTGCAACGCCTTCTTCAAAGCGGAGTGGTCCGCGTTGTCCTGGAGTAGCTGCTGACATCTTACGCTCGTACATAGCTCCTGTGCGCTCAGGAAACCCTGGGTTCGGCGCGATATTTGGTGTGGCCATTAATTTTTTCTCCTATACGGATAAAGGATCCTTAGTATGAGTTTGGTCCTAATATCTTGAATTATCAGCCTAAACGCAAAGTTTCTTAACTGAAGAACGGCGAGCTGCTAACCTCAACGGTTGGCATCACCATTTCTTGGGTTAAGGAACACGCTAAGGCCAACGAATCCACAAAGTCATCGTGGGCGTGCGCCTCGTCAGGAGCCGCTACCAAGAAGTTAGGACCCTTATATTGTACTTCGGCGTCCGTCATTTGTTGGTAGAAACGCTTCCAAATACGAAGTCTTCTGGTTTTAGCATGGGCCGGCCAGGAAATCATCTGGCGCTGGATTAGTGCTTGTAGGTGTTTCCAACGCTTGGATTGTTCCATAGGGCTGGACATAGAGGATATAACTTCGGCCCTAGGGAGTAGGAGTTTTAATCTTTGAGCTACTGCATCCCCCACACCGTTTGAATCCACGGCTACGGCTAGGACATCGTAGTTACCTAGGAAGTTTACTATTTGAAAGTACTGCTCTTCCCAATCATCCCCATGCATTTCCATCCAGGAAAGCACTCGGTGATCGTAATAGCCAAACTCATCCGGCCTATCCCAATCAACCCATACAACTGTTACGACTGTTGAGTCCATCTTTCTTGCGGGGTCGATACCTACAACTACTGGTGATCTATGCCAGCTTTTAACAATCTCTTGAGAGGTGTCCCCAAGATCATCCATAATAGATGATGTAATAAACATGCCTCGTTCCAGCAACCACTTACAGTTGTAAGATAGCTGGAATTCATCAGAGTCCTCTCCAATACGGAGCATTTCTTTACGAATAAACTTCTCGTAGTTAGGGTTGAACTTGGCTACATCTTTCCAGTCCCATTGGAAATGGTTTTGACGAGAATTACGGCCCGAAGTCTGTCGACGCTTATTTAACTGAATTGACCTGTAAAAGTTATTCTTATGGGTAGTGGGGGTGCCAGTTTTAACCATAGTTGCGTTGTAGTACGCACCCATAGGAGCAATTGATTTAGAGACTATGAAGTCATCAGCTTCCTGACACTCATCTATAACTATCAAATGGAAGGACTTAGACTCAATTTTTGCTCTTGGGTTTGCGGTCATCATCATTAGCTGAGAGC